GTTGCTCCAATTGAATTAGATTGGGGTTCAAATGATACGATTGAAGAATATGCAATTACCTTCGCATATCAATATTGGAAATCAAACACAACAACCTAATGATGTTTATATGGGAGTATCTTATGGTACTCCCAATTGAAAAATGATATATTCAATTTACCTTATAACAAATAATATCACAAAAAAACAATATATTGGTTTTACTTCAAAATCTTTGGATGAAAGAATTAGAACACATAAGGTTTCTATAAATTGTGGAATTATTACAAAATTATATAATTCCATAAAAAAATATGGATGGAAAAATTTTTCTTATAAAGTGATATATCAATCAAAAGATTATGAACATTGTTTGAATATTATGGAACCATTTTTTATAAAAGAATATTGTACATATGAAAATGGTTATAATATGACATTAGGTGGAGAAGGTTTTGTTGGTTATTGGACAGAAGAAAATAGAAAAAAACAATCAGAATTTATATCTTCTACTTGGACAAAAGAAAGAAGAATAAAAAACGGAATAATGGCAAAAAAACTATTAACAGGGAAATGTAAAAGTGAAGATCACAAAATTAAATTGAGGGGAAAAAGACCTCATGTTAATCAATCTTGTGGTAAAAACAATAATGCAAAACCCATCGAAACACCTTATGGATCTTTTGATTCATTAAAAAGTGCATATGTTGAATTGAATAAAAGGGGTATACATTTATCATATAAACAAATATATGATAGATTAAATACTAAATCTGATTGGAATTATAAAATGAAAGGAATTATATAATGGCACTAAATGACCAAAAATTTTCACTTTTTGGGTTTACGATTTCTCGTAATAAATCCGAACAAGATCAACAAAATCAACAATCATTTACTCCTCCGGCAAATGACGATGGTGCTTTAACCATTACTTCTGCTGCGTATTATGGTACATATGTTGATCTAGACGGTACAGCAAAAAACGAAGTTGAATTAATTTCTCGTTATCGTGAAATGGCAATGCAACCAGAAATTGAATCAGCTTTAGATGATATTGTCAATGAAGCTATAGTTCAAGATGATGATGGTAAAATTACAAAAATTGTTTTGGATGATTTAGACCAATCCGATAAAATTAAAAATGCCATAATGAAAGAATATGACAATATTCTTCGTTTGTATAATTATAAGTTTATGGCACATGATTTGTTTAGACGTTATTATATTGACGGCAGATTATATTTTCAAATTATTATTGATAGAGAAAATCCAACATTAGGTATTCGTGAATTGCGATATATTGATCCACGCAAATTAAGAAAAATTCGTGAAATCAAAAAACAAAAAGATGAAAGGACTGGTGTTGATATTATGGATGTGGTAAATGAATACTATATCTATACAGATAAAGTTGTAACAGGTGGTTCTTCAAATTATGGTCCAGTTGGTGTTAAAATTACAACAGACTCTATCGTATCGGTTGTTTCCGGTCTAATGGACAGTCGCAGGGCAGTTGTTCTATCTTACTTACATAAAGCTATCAAACCCCTTAATCAATTGCGTATGATCGAGGATGCAACGGTTATATATCGTATCTCTCGTGCTCCAGAAAGACGTATATTTTACATTGATGTTGGTAATTTACCAAAACTAAAGGCAGAACAATATCTTCGTGATATTATGGTAAAATATAAAAACAAATTAGTTTACGATGCGAACACAGGTGAAGTTCGTGATGATCGTAAATTCTTATCAATGATGGAAGATTTTTGGTTACCACGTAGAGAAGGTGGTAAAGGTACAGAAATATCTACATTACCTGGTGGTCAAAACTTAGGTGAATTAGAAGATGTTAAGTATTTTGAAAGAAAACTTTACAAATCATTAAATGTTCCAATTTCCAGATTAGAACCAAATCAAGCAGTTTCATTTGGTAGAACAGCAGATATTACTAGAGATGAATTGAAATTTAGTAAATTTGTTGATAGATTAAGAAACAAATTTTCTGATATTTTCAATCAAGCACTTCGTGTCCAATGTGTGTTAAAAGGTATTTGTACCGATGAAGAATGGAAAGAATTTCAACAACACATCCATTATGACTTTATTCGTGATAATAACTATGCTGAAGTTAGAGATGCTGAATTAATGTCTGAAAGACTTGGATTATTACAACAAATTGATCCATATGTTGGTAGTTATTTCTCAAGAGCATGGATTCAAAGAAGTGTTCTTCGTCAAACAGACGATGAAATAAAAGATATGGAAAAAGAAATCGAAAAAGAAAAGAAAGAAGGTGCTGGAGTACCAACATCAATAACAAATCAAATTGCACAACAATCGATGTCTCAAGATATTTCAGCTGAACAACCAGATGAAAATCAAGATCAAGATAAACAACAAACAAATGAAAAATATAGTGCAGGCATTTTTAGTAAAATAAAACAAATTATTTAATTGATAAATATAAATAAAATCTTTTTTGGAGAATTTAAATGGAAACAAAATTAATAGACTACGCAATGAACGATGATGCAAAATCTTTTAGAGATCAATTGTATGCTGAAATTCAAGCAAAAGTATTAGATAAATTTGAAGAAAAACGTCAAGAAGTTGCACATAGTCTTATTGCTCAAGAAGCAAAAATGAATCCAATGGATCCAAAAGAACATTCTGACGAAGCAGAAGACAAAGCTCTCGTTAAAAAAATGGTAAAAAAAGATTGTTTGACGAAAGAAGATATTGAATCTTTGGAAGAAAAAAAATGGATTGCTGGAGCAATCAAACATCCAGGAGCATTACATAAAGAATTAGGTATACCTGAAGGAGAAAAAATTCCTCAGTCAAAATTAAAAGCAGCTGCACATGCAGGTGGTAAAGAAGGTAAACGTGCAAGATTGGCGATGACTCTTTCCAAATTCCATAAAGAAGAAGCAAGTATGGAAGATTTAGCAGATGCATTATATGAAACTCCAGAAGATGTTTGTGATGAATTAATTAATGAAGTTCTTTCTAAAGACGCTACCGCAGGTGATTGGATTCATGACTTTGTTCATAGCAAAAATCCAAAATTTGAAGGTAAGTCTAAAGAGATGAGAAAGAAAATGGCTCTTGCTGCTTATTATTCCAGAAAGAAAGTAAGTGAAGAAGTTATTGAAGAAGAAAAAGCATCTGCTCATGATAATTGGCAAGCTGATTGGGATTCACATCGAACTTTTGGAAGATTAAGTAAAAAAACTGCTTTACAAAGAATTAAAATGGAAAAATCTAAAGGAACATATAAACCAGATCCAAATAATCCTTATGCAGATGAACATTCTGGTCATAAACCAGATCCAAAAGTAGTTGCTGCTCATAAAAAACAAGGTTCATATCATCCAGATTAATTATAATGAAAACATTTAATACTTTCATTACAGAAGTAAAAAAGCAGGTACATGAATTACCTCATGATCCACCTGCTGTTCTTATTTTAAAAAGAAAGTATATAAGACCTTTGATCAATGGTCAAAGAGTGGCAGTATATTACAGTGATAAGTTAGATAAATATCTAACATTACCGTACGAAGATTTACAATGGTCATCCATGTCAGATGATTTAAAAGATTAAGGATAAAAAATGGCAAATCAATTTTCTTATCAGATTTTAAAAGATACAAATCAAAAGACTGTTATCAAATTAACAGGCCAATTTGACGGTTCAGGTGATGAATCAAATGTATCTAGAATCGCAGCCAATACATTATATGGTGCATTAGATGCAAATAATGTTCCATTACACACATCATTAAGTGTAAGTAATACTGCTTTACCATATTATAATTTACAAGTTACCAGAATTAACTATAACGTAAATATGCCAACTACAGGATACGTTGAATTATTCTGGAACGGTACAACACAAGCTCCTATTGTTACATTAGATAGAAATGGACAAATCGGTGATTATGAAAATGGATTTCCATCTATTCCAAATAATGCTGTTGGTCCTAATGGAGATATTGGTATATCTACTCATGGTGCAACTGCAAATTCTTCATATACAATTATTGTAGAATTACGCAAAGATAATGCTATGTATGATCGTGGTCAGTTTACAGATCCTGCAGCATTTAACTATGGACAATATTCATTAAGACCATAATATGAATATTGTTGATTTAATACTTTCTGAAAATTATGTTGATGCAAAAAAATATTTTCAAAATAAAATCAACGAAAGTATTAAAGAAAATTTAGAATTAATAAAAGATCAGGTCTTTGATGAAATAAATGAAGATAATGTTCAAAGATTTGGTAGAGAAAAACTAATTCGTGTAAGAGTTAGAAAAGGTAAAATACAAAGAAGAATTTTTAAATCTGCCGTAAAAGGTTTTGTTGTTCGTCATGGACATATAACAAGAATGATGCCTTCTGAAAGAAGACACAGAATGTTAGGTGCAAGAAAAGGAAAAATAAAACGCCGTGCAGAAATACAAACTATTCTTAGAAAAAGAAGATTGTCTATGATTAAAAGACATAATTTGGTTCAACATTAAGGACAACTTATGAAGTTAATAAAAGAAATTACAGAATCAGTAAACTATTTGACCGAAGAAAAAGATGGTAAAAAATCTCTTTTTATTGAAGGTCCTTTTTTAGTTGCTGATGTAAAAAATAGAAATGGTAGAATATATGAAGGTAGAACTCTTCAAAAAGAAGTGGGAAGATATACTGAAGAATATATTAATAAGAATCGTGCATTTGGTGAATTAGGACATCCTGATACACCATCAATTAATTTAGACAGAGTTTCTCATTTGATCGTTTCATTACGTCAAGAAGGTAATAACTTTATTGGTAGAGCAAAGATTTTAGAAACACCAATGGGAAACATAGCAAAACAACTAATTGAAGGTGGTGCTCAATTGGGCGTATCTTCAAGAGGTATGGGTTCTTTGAAAAATGTTAACGGTGTTAATGTTGTTCAAGATGACTTTTATCTAGCCACAGCGGCAGATATTGTGGCCGATCCATCTGCACCTGGTGCTTTTGTTCAAGGCATTATGGAAAATAAAGAATGGATGTTGGTCGATGGTGTGTGGACAGAAATGGATTACGAAATTTCTCGTAAACAAATTCGTCAAGCTTCTCCAAAACAAATTGAGGAAGTAAGTCTACGCATATTTGAAAACTTTATCAAAAAATTGTAATTATAAATATACAATATAAATCAAGGAGATTTAAGAAATGGGTAAATTTAATTTAACCGATGCCGCTAAAGCAGTAATAAGTGAAGATGCAAAATCTACATTTGAAGCTAACATCAAATCTAAGATGGCTCAACGTGGCGGAGATAAAGCACCTCATGGTGAAGTTGGTCAAGATAAACTAAAATCTACCATTGCATATGGTACACAAGATGCTGGTGATATTGGTCGTTCTCCAGAAACAGAAGATGAACACAATCCAGATTATACAAAAGGTACACCAACAGCAACTCCTCCAGGAGCAACACCTCCAGTTGGTTCTGAAAAAGATGGCGTTGGTTATTCTAAACCACAAGGTCAACCACAAGAAACAATGGGTCGTAAAGATTTGTTGGATGTAATGCAATCTTCTGCTAATGAATATGATCAGATTCGTGATCGTGCTGCTAGCAAATTAGCAAAACAAACAATGCAATCAAATCCAGGCGCAACATTCCAATCTTATAGTGAAGACATCGAAGCTATGCTTTCTGGTGAAACTCTTTCTGAAGAATTTAAACAAAAAGCAGCTACCATTTTTGAAGCAGCTGTTAATGCTCGTGTTCAAGAACAACTTGCTATTACCGAAGAACAATTGGTAGAAGATGCAAATGAAGCTATCGAAGAATACAAACAAGAATTGACTGAAAAAATTGATGATTATCTTAACTACATGGTACAAGAGTGGGTTAAAGAAAACGAATTGGCAATCACTGAAGGATTGAAATCACAAATCGTTGAAGACTTTATTCTTGGATTAAAAGGTCTTTTCGAAGAACATTATATTGATATTCCAGAAGACAAAGTAGATGTAGTAGAAGAAATGGTAAATGAAATTGAAGAATTAAAAAATTCTTTAAATGAACAAATCAATTCTGCTATTGAATTACAAAAAGAATTAAACGAACATAGAAAAATTGAGGCTGTCCACGCAGTTTGTGAAGGCCTAACAATCACTCAAGTGGAAAAGATCAAAGCACTTGCAGAAGGTGTAGAGTATACTTCACATGAGGATTTTGTAGCAAAGTTGGAAACAATCAAAGAATCATATTTTAATGGTTCATCTGTAAAATCAGTTGAAGTTTCTAATTTAAATGAAGAAGTTATCATTGAAGATTTAACAGAAATTAAGAAAAATGTTGATTCAGAAATGAAAGCTTATATGCAAACAATTTCCAAAACATTAAAGAAATAATAACAAGGAGTTAATATGTACTTATCAGAAGAACTACAAAGCAAATGGTCAGGAGTTTTGGATCATCCAGAACTTGAAGCCATTAAAGATCCATACAAAAAAGCAGTTACAGCTGTTGTATTGGAAAACCAACAACACGCACTTAGATCAGATCGTCAAGCACTTATGGAAGCTGGCGAACCAGGTCCAACCAACGTAACTGGTGGTGTACAAAACTTTGATCCAATCTTAATCTCTTTAGTACGCCGTGCTTTACCAAACTTGATCGCTTATGACGTAGCAGGTGTTCAACCTATGACTGGACCTACTGGTCTTATCTTTGCAATGCGTGCTCGTTACACTGGTCAAGGTTCACAAAATTCAGAAGCTTTCTACAATGAAGCAAACACTGTATTTACTGGTCAAAATTCTGCAAGTAATCCATATGGATTCCAAGGAACTGCTGCTGGTGATACATCTACAAACCCTGTTGCTAACTTAGCTGCTGGTGCTTTCTCAACTGGTATCGCTTTACCAACATCAGTTGCTGAATACTTAGGTTCAGATGGTAATACAGCATTCCAACAAATGGCATTCTCTATTGAGAAAGTTAGTGTTACTGCTCAAAGCCGTGCATTAAAAGCAGAATACTCTCTTGAATTAGCACAAGATTTGAAAGCAATTCATGGTCTTGATGCTGAAACAGAATTGTCAAACATTCTTTCAACAGAAATCTTAGCTGAAATTAACCGTGAAGTTATTCGTACAATTTACACCGTTGCTGTTCCAGGTGCTCAATACGGTACAACAACTCAAGGTTACTTTAACTTAGATACAGATTCAAATGGTCGTTGGTCTGTTGAACGTTTCAAAGGTTTGATATTCCAAATCGAAAGAGATGCTAACGTTATTGCTAAACAAACCCGTAGAGGAAAAGGTAATGTATTGATTGTTTCTTCTGACGTTGCTTCTGCAATGGCAATGGCTGGAGTTCTTTCATATACACCTAACCTTCAAGCTGATTTACAAGTTGATGATACAGGTAATACCTTTGCTGGTTTATTACATGGTCGTATCAAAGTGTACATCGATCCATACTTCGGTGGTTACCAATCTAACATGGAATTAGTAACAGTTGGTTATAAAGGTGCTTCACCTTATGACGCTGGTTTATTCTACTGCCCATACGTTCCTCTCCAAATGGTTCGTGCTGTTGATCAGTACACATTCCAACCAAAAATTGGATTCAAGACACGTTATGGTATGGTTGCTAACCCATTTGCTGAAGGTCTCAACCAAGGTCTTGGAAGACTTGATGCACGTAGTAACTTGTACTATCGTATCTTCGGAGTGCAAAATTTAATGTAATATATTGTTTTTATTGATAAAATTCCCGTTAGAGGAATCTTTAAAACAGGAACTTCGGTTCCTGTTTTTTT